ATGACCAAAACATAACAAGCATAGTCCAAAAGAACATGCAAAATTTACAGTTCCTATCTGTCTTATAGCTATTAAATGTTGGTATTAATTTCATTTTAAAATATCCTCGTGTTTACCCAAAAGATAAAAAACATAAGTCCTAACATAAATAATTGCACAAAAGACATAAGTGCAACTATACCTAATTGTTTTTCAGCCCAAGGTTTTAGTTCTTGTTCGTTCCAAATTTCTTGCTCCTCTATTGTGGAGTCTCTATTTTTAAAGTTTAAAAGTGCTTGTTGATAGTATTTCATTAATCTTTTCTTTGGTCTTTTTTTCCATCTGCTCTCGCTAATTTATCGACATCTATAGGAACTTTTAAAGCTGTTCTTACCATTGTATCTATTCGTATCATGTCGTTATCCATTTGTCTTACTCTATCTATTAACGCAACTATCATACCATGTTGTGTGTCTAGTTTTTTATGCACATCTGCTATTAAATGATTAAATAATTTCCAAACCATCCAACCAGCAGCAACTGCAAAAGCTGCAGGAATACCTACAGTTTCTAATAAATCCATCCATTGACTGCTGTTCATTATCTACCCTTTGCTAAACTACCACCAAAGTACATACCTATAATAGCTGATACTAAGTTAGTGTCTAATTGTGTAATTACAAGACCTTGAAAAGTTATCCAGTCAAATACTTCTCTACCACTTCTAAACAGTCCTCCGGGATTCCATTGTGTATAACCTACTGTAACACTTACTTCAGGATAATAAACTGCTACAAGTTTAGGTAAAAGAACAATAGCAAACACAGAAGTAAGTGCAATAATTCTTCTAGTCCATGCAAAACCTTTATCTTTTAAACCATGGTCAAGTGATTGTTTTTTAGCTTTCATATCAAACTCGCCACGAGTTATAAGAAGTTTTTGTGCTTCTGCTTTAGCCTTACGACTTTCAGACCAGATACTCATAACTCCACCAAGCACAGTTGATGCTAACATAGTTATTATCTCAAACGGAAAACCCATGTTACTCTTGTAAACTTTGTAACATTTGAGAAAGGCTAGTTCCTCCCGGAAAACTTTCTTTACTTAATTTAATAGCAGTATTAAATGTATTTTCATCTAAATATATGTCAAGTCTTTTTTGTGCTTGTATTCTTTGTTCTTCAGTCATACTTTCGTTAGGAGCATTTTCAAACATAATTATAGCTTTTACAATATTAGGTACATCATCAACAGTTACTTTTTCTTTATTACCTATAAAACTTTTTACATAATCATAGTAAGAACTTGTTGGATTATTATCTGCTGGAGGTGCATATCTATTTATTATACCCATTAAATTACCATCTAAATTATTTACTTTAGTAGTAATGTCTCTCATTAATGCTCTTAAACCTGATTCAGGACTATCAAATACTACAAATGGTCTAGGTCTATCATTAGCATAAGTTTCTCCTGTTTCTCCTGCATAATTTTGACCTATTTCAATATTTCCGGGATTATAATAAGTGTTATTTTCAGTTAAAGGTTTAGTATTTATATAATTTAATACAGCTTCTCTTTCTTCTTCAGTTGCATCATTTTCCATAAAACTTTTTTGTTTACTTAAATTTCTAATGTAAGCATCTTCTTCTTCTTTAGTCATCTTTTCTTTTTCTAAAGTTTTTAAATTAGTGCTTGGAATAACTCCATCTAAAATACTTCTAATAACTTCTTCAGTAGTTCTTTCTCTATCCATACCTGCTGGTATTCTTTCTATTCTTTTTTGTTCTTCTTTACCTTCTCCTCCTAAGAAAAAGCTAAGTCTATCCTCATTCATTTTTTTATTAAGTTCTCTCATAGGCATAATTAAATCACTAATCTTTTTAGATACTTCAGTAGCTCTTTGCTCTTTATCTTTACCTTCAAAGACTATGTAATCTTTTTTCTCCATAGCTACATCAAAAGCTTTATCACCTAAGTCTACAAGCTTACCATCAACTTCTCTTATAGTAGGATATAAATATTCTTTTTGACCATCACCTGAAGACCTTGTTAATAAAGTATGTTTATCTTTATATAGTTCTCCTCCGGGTTGTGTAGCTCTTTTAAACCATGCTTTATCTTTTACCATAGCTAAAACTTCAGCTTCTGTTAAACCACTTTTACCACCTGAGAAAAACCCAAGTCTATTCATTTGTTCATCTAAGTAAGGTTCATTAGTAAAAGGATTAATTCTTTGTGAAGCGTTTTCTTTTACATCAGTAACTGGAAAGTCTTCTGAGATTTCACCACCTTTAAAATTAGTTTGTCTTTCTTGTTGTTTTTTAAGTTCTTTAGTAGATATTTTATCTACTAATTCTGCTACTTTAGCTTCCCAAAGTTCTCTTTCAGCTATTATAGCTATTCTATCTTCTTCAAACTTTATATCGTTTTTTTCATATTTTTCTAAAGTTATTTTACCTTCTTCATAATTTTGAAGATTTTTTTCTTTTAATTTTTGAACTTGTTTTAGTTCTCTTTCATATTGTGCGTTTCTTAATGTTCTATTTATATCAGAGTCTTGTGGTCTAAGTCTAATACCAAACATATATGCTATAGCAAGAGCAGGAGTATCTGGAGTTACATATCTTCTATCAAAAACAGCAGGTACAGCTTCTTCTTTTCCTTTAGCTTGTTTTAAAGATTGAAGAACTTTTTCAGTTCCGTAAGCTGCTGGTAATATTCCAAGCATTCCTAAACCGGGAATATTAGGTAAATTCTTTTTAGTAAAATGTGTGGCTATTTCCCAATTACTCTCAACTCCTAAATCTGCTAAATCTTGTCCTGTAAAAGGGTCTTTTTTAAAACCAAAGTTAGCAATTAAATCAAAGTATACTCCACCGGGTTGAAAGTTTCCGGGAAGCCCTGTAAAACCTGCACCAGTATTTCTTTGCTCAAAAATATCTCCTCCGGGTAACCATCTAGCTACATCTAAATATACTGCATTACCATTTGAATCATCTACAGGTAATCTAATATTAGTATAAGGCATTAAATCCCCAATAACAGGTATGCCTCCAAACATATTTCTAGCTAAATCTTTTCTTACAACTTCTCTATCTAAAGCTGTTCCTTCTTTGTCATCTGTCATGTATTGACCTAAATTATTCATAGCATAACCTACTGCAGCCCACTTAGCAAACTTATGAGGATTTAAAGCAGCAGTTTCTGCTAAGAGTGGAATAACTCTATAAGTATAACTAATAAAAGGTACTACTGTTCTTTTTAATGCTCTAATTACAGGAGCATTAATATCATAATCTATAAACCATTTACGAGCATCCATAGCTGCCTCAGTTCTAGACATGCCTTTATTTTTTATTCTGTCCATATATAAAGCCATTCTAAATATTTGGTCTTCATATTGATATAATTTTTCCCAACCTTCTGGTCCTAATGTTTTAACAAGTTTTGCATTTTTTAACTTATGATAATATTGAGATATTATACCATCACCTATAGTTTCTGAATTATATAATTTAGCTAAATACTCATCAACTAAATCCATTCTTTTTAGTTCTGTAGAAACAAACCCAACATCAAAAATACCATCAATTCTTGCTTGTCTTCCTATTGCAGAATTAGGATTCATCATTTCTTTATGAGCTTGTCTAAGTAATTTAAACTGTCCAGAAAAACCTCCTTTAATTCCTGCAGCATCTATCATAAGAGTATTAGACATAGTATTACCTACATGAGTAGACCAAGAAAAAGCAGTTTTTAATTTTTTCCAAAATGTTTGAATTTCATCTAGTACTTTTATACCTTTAGTACTTAAAATATCATGTTGAAGACCAAAACCATACATATGTTCTAAATCATTAAGAACATTTCTATCTACATATTTACCACCAATTTCACCAAACTTTTTATTTCTAGTTTCACCTATACTTGCTTTACTAGCTTGTCTATATCTTTTTTGTTCTTCTTTTGTTAGTAATTTATAAGCAGCTTCATCTAAAACAATACCTTCCATTTCTGTAAGTTCTTTAAAAAATCTAGTAGTAGCTATATCATTTGCAAACAATCTACCTGTTTCTGCTATAGCAAAAGCAGCATCTTCAATTTCTTCCATTCCAAGTCTTTCTGCTTTTGTGTACTGTCTTCTAATTTTTAACTTACCATTTTTTAATTCTTCTAGTATTTCCCAACCATCTGATTTTTTATACTTTGTATTTTTTCTATTAAATTGATTTTTAGTAACTATTTCAATTTGTCCTCTAGGTTTAAACTCATCACCCATTATTCTTATTTCATTTTGAGATTCGTAAAAACTTTTTAAACCTCCTTTATTTGCTGCCTTTTCTTCCATAGGTTTTCTAAAACTTTGTTTTAAATAAGTGTTTATATTTTTTTTAAAAGTTTTATCATTTAATAATTTAGCATCTCTAAATTCTGCAGCATATTTACTAATTAAAGTTCTAGTTTCTGCATTAATAGTTTTCATTTCACCAGAAATAAGTTTTTGATTTATTTTTTGTAATTCAAGTTGGTCTCCTGTCATTAAAAAATATAACATTCTTCTTTGGTCTAAGTCTAATTCTTTAGATGCTTTTTCTACTATGTCATAAAATTGATAACCTATTGTATTTTTGTCAGTTCTAAATTGTTGTTTTAATTTTAAATAAGATTCATCTAAGCCATAATCAGAAATAATTCCTCTACCAAACCATTCGCGAACTATGTTGTCTTGAGTTTTGTAATTAAAATTTCCTGTAATAGCAGCATTTGTAAGATACCTACCACCTTTAACAGCTCCCACTCCAACTGCAGCTCCTGCAAATCCTGATATAAGTCTTTGACCAAGTTGTTCTGCAAATGTTAAATCTGGATTATCTTCAAACATTGAATTTCTAAATGCTTCTATATTATAACCCATTACAGCTCCTATTGTTTCTGCAGGATTGTTAAACATAAGATTTTTTAAAGGCATACCTAAATATTTTTGATAAGCTTTTAAAACTGGATTAGATAATTTATATTTAGGAGTAGATGGGTTTACTGCATCATCTACTATATTATTTACAAGTTCTCTTTTATTTTTTGGAGGTCTTCTATTATTTATACTTGCTTTTACAAAAGCTTTAGCATCTTTTAATTTTTTAAAAGTACCTAAATTAGTTCTTACAACAACTGGTGGTAAATCTAAGTTATCAGGGTCTGTTTGTGGATTAGGTTTTCTAATAGTTCTAGTTACAGTAAAAGCATTAGGTAAAGGTTTTTTTGTTTTAGGGTCAAGAGCTTTTCTAATAGAATAAGTAAACTTTTCTAAATTTTTTTCATGATATGCTTTATAAACAGGATTTCCTTTTTGAGTTCTGTCTATTATAAATTTAACTTCTACAGGAAGTGTACCTTTTTCATTTAACGAAAATTGAGTTTTTTTATTACCTTTTACAGGAGGTCTAATATCATCAACTACAAATCTTTTGAGTTCTATTTTACCTGTTTTTTTATCTACTATCTGTACTGTGCTTAGTCCTTTACTTTCATCTAAGTCTATAACTGTACCTATTTTATTAGTATCTTTAAGTACAACTCTTGAACCAACTTCTACTGTATTATTTAGTTTACTTACATCAACAAAATCATCTGCAAAATCTGCTACTTCAATATCATCTGCTGCTGAAAATATACTTGGTTTACCTCTGGCTCTTTGAATACCATCTACTACTCCTCCACCTACTCCACCTAAAAGACCTCCAGCTAAAGTTCCAATACCTGTCATTTCAGCTTTCTTAGCTAAAAAACTAGAAGTTTCATCTGTAAGAAACAACCCTGTATCTTCAGGAACATAACCTAAAGAACTTACTGCTGCTCCAGAAACCATTCCATATTTTGCAAGTTCTAGTAAATTTGTTGCTTTCTTTCCTTTACTTAACCAACCTACAATAGGAATGTAAGTTACTGGGTCTGCAGCTATAGCACTTGTTAAAAAAGCACCCATTGCTTTTCCACCATATTCGGGATTAGATAAAATTGAATTTAATACCTTATCTCTTTTTCTTAAATCTTCAGTAAATTCATCCCAGCCAAATGTCTTACCTGCCATTTGAGCAATACCTCTAAGACTATCTGATGCTCCCATATCAACAGCATATTCTAGTGCTTCTCTTTCACTTACATTATAAAGAGGATTAATTTTTCTTCTTTTATAATCTGTAGCTTCATCTATATATTTAAAAGGACTTTTATCAGTATCACTAAATAAAGGGTCATAATATAAATCTTTTGCTGCATAAGCTGGAACTATTAACTTTAAAGGATTTGTAGTGTCTACCATAATTGTTTTTTTATTTTTTTATTAATATACTATTAGTTTGTTTATCAAAATAAAGAGTATGTGTTAAGTTTTCTGGAAATCCAAAATCTGGTCCAAATGTTAAATTTAAATCTAAATCTGTTCCTAATAAAATATATCTTGTATCTACTCCTTGCTCTGATATTAATTTAGGTATATCAAATATATTATAAAAATCACTTTCTGCATCATTAGTATAACCAATCCAAGATTGTCTATTTTCTTGAGGTACTATATCTGTTAAAGATGTTGAATTTTTAAATTCTTCATCTTCTTTAGTGTCTACAGGTTCAGTATTACTTTGTCTTGTTACATTTTCAAAAGCCATTCTAATACCGTTTAAATCTAAACCTGCCAGAGCTGCAGTTTTTCTGTAGTCATCTATAATATAGTGCATATTTTCTGTCTCTCTAAATTTAGTTACACTTTTTGGAAATGTTTCGCCCTCAGGAGATGTTCTCACAGTAGAGTCAAATTTTGGATTATAATTTCCATAAGCATCTACACTAAAATCACCATCAGCATCTATCATTAAACCAGCATATATAATTTGAGAAAAGTTTTGTAAAGCTTCTGTTAAATTTTCTTCATTAGCACCATCCATTATATAATGATGTGGATGTCTACCAGCATATACAACAGCTTTATTAAATTCTTTTACAGGAATAGAACCTCTAAATTGTGGTAGTCCATCTTCTCCTATTTCCATAAACATAAATTCATATTCACTATGAAATTCTGGTTTTATTAATTTTAAAAAGTTTTCTATTTTATCACTACTTGCTCCTATCATTCCTGACTTTTCATCTTCTAAAACTTCTACTTCTACTGTAGCCCATACATGTTGGTCTTCAGGTCTATATTGTATTCTACCATCTGGAGTAAAAGAAGCAATATGTTTTACTTTGTCTTTATAAATAATACCATCTTCTATTCTTATTTTATAAGTATCTATATCATTGTCTGCACCAGCATAGTCACCTCTTAATAAATTCTTTTGAGCTAAATCATCTAAAATATCTGTTGCTCTTTTACCTTCTCCATAAGCAATTTCATATGCTCTTAATCCAGCTTCTAAATTTTTATATTTATCATACATTTTAGTACCATACAAGGCATCTTTAGCTTTTTTATCTTTATATTTAATAGTTTCTTCAGTTTCTCTTTTAAGTATTTTTTTAGTTCCTTTAGTAATCCAACTAAATAAATTTCTAGGAACATCTGCTTGGTCTTCATAAAATTCTGTAAAGTCTTCAAAATCTGGTATGTTTGTTGCAGCAGCTATTATAGCATTGTATTCATCTGCATTAGCTTTAGCCATTTTTTTAGCTTCATCTTTTAAATAACTCATATAACTATTAGCACTTAAATTTTTATAAGCATCGTTACCTGAAAGTTCTGTTTTCATTTCATCAAAATACATATCTTCTAAAAATCTTTCAACAGATTTTCCTGATTCAATTCTTTCTTCTTCTCTAGTTCTCCAATCTAAAGCTTTTGCATTATAAGCTTGATAATTAGCTTTTTGTGGTAACATTCTAGCATCAGCTTCTTCTGCTCTTTGATTAATTAAAAAATTAGCTCCTTTAACTAAAGTGTCTAATGCAAAAAGATTTCTAGAAAATTTTTCTTGTTTCTTAGCTTGTTTTTCTTTGTAGGCACGAGATTTAGCAAATGTATCTTCTGCAAATTGTATACCTCCATCATCATATCTAGCCATAATTATTGTCCTCTATTTAATAAACTTTGTTCTGCTTCAGGTTGTTGTTCTGGTTTACTTAATAAACTTTCTTGTGGTATTTCTAAATTTTGTATTTGTTGTTGAATGTCAGAAGGAAGAACTCCACTAGGAACTTTACTTGTATTTATTTTTTCTTTAATAGTATTTTTTAGATTGTTAGTTTGTTCTTGAAACATATTATCTTCATCTTCATCATCATCTTCACTATCTATTCTATATTCAATACCTGCTTTTTCTGCTAATGCCATTAATAAATACATAATCGGTTCCATTAACATCATCATTAAATCAGGATTAAATTTACCTTCTCTAAAACCTACATATCCTATTTGCATTGCTAAATCTGTAATAGGAACTCCATCGGCTATAGCTGCCATCATAGGCATATAATTTTCTTCTAATAAAAGTTCAGATGCTATATAATCTAAAGCTTCTTTAAAGTTTGTAAAGTCTGGTGGACCTTCAAAAGGTCTAGGCTCATCTGGATTAGATGTTAAAGACTGACCGGGTATAGGTCTACCTGTATTTGTAAAAGCTTGTATTGCTTCTTGATTATATTGTTCCATATTAATTTACTCCTTATCCAAATGAATACATTCCACCTGAAAAGCTTGACATATGTTGTTTGTAAGAATCTGTATTATCTATTAAACTATTTAAATAATTAGAATTTTGTATATTACTAGCTAAATAATTATTTCCTGTTTTTTGTAATGCAAAATCTATTTCTCCATAAACACTATTATTTGTTAAACCTCTATCAACTACTCCCGGTAAATTAAATGTATATGAATTATAATCTCCAGTCGATTGTTCTACACCAAAACCTTTGTATACTTCTTGTTTAACAAGTTTTCTAGCTCCACCTTTTAATTCATCTTCAAGAAAATCTTGTCCTTCTTCTAATATATTATCTATCATATTTGGTTTTGGTTCTAATAAAGAATCAGTTTTTATATTTCTTATTCCTTCTACAATTTCACTTGTATCAACTTTAATTGTGTTAGGGTCAAGTTTTAAAATATTATCATAATCTTTTGTACCTAAATCTAATAATTCTCCTGTAATTTTACTTGTATCAGTTTTATTTACAATAAGTTTACCATCTTTATCAAATAAATTAAAGTTATCATCTCCTATTTTAATATCAGAAGTATCAAGTTTTACATCTACTTTAGGAGTTGTTTCAGCAACAGAAAGTTTGTCTTTAGCAAAAATAGAAGTTCTTCCTTCACTAAGTTCAAAACCTCTACCCTTTAAAAAATTACCTGTTCTATCTATAGCATTTCCAATAGTTTGACTTACTGTATTATAAGCATTACCTACAAAAGTACCGGCTTTGTTAATTAAATTTAAAGTATGTCCTATAGCTTTAGAACCTATACCAGCTTTACTTAATAAATTAGTAGACCATGTAGCTAATTTACCGGTAGCTCCAAAGAAACTACCTAAAGCTCCTGCTGCATAAGGCATTAAAAACATCATTCCAATTTGACCAACTATACCAAGTTTACCTATAGCTGCTCCTACTTTTTTAAATACTTTTTTAATTCCTTTACCTATTTTTTTAACAGTCTTTTTAAGACCTTTCCATGCTTTACTTAATAATCCCATATTATGTGCCTCCGAATATGCTATCTACTGTACTAGATGCATTTTTAAAATTAGTTGACCAGTTTTTTGCAGCATCTCCTTCTGAACTTGCAGCAGCTATCATAGCATTTAATTTTCTATTAGCTGTATCTGTAGCCCATTTAAAATCATAGTCTGCTTGGTCTCTTAGTTCTTGCCATAAAAATGATAATGCTGATGAAGTTAATCCAAAAGCATTCTGTACATTTTGTTGATTAACTGCATTTTGTGCTGCAGTATCTGCCATGTTTGATTGTCTTCTCCAATTTATATTAGAGTTAATAATAGCTTGTTCATTAGCAGAGTTCCATTGTTCTCTGTTAAAATCTAACTGAGCATTAAATTGACTAACTTGATTTAATATTGCAGCGTTAGCTTTATTAATATCTGCAGTTCTGTTAGCACCTCTAGCTGCTGCTGCATTTCTAGATTGAGCATTAAACTGACTATTAGCATTCATTTGTGTTGCATTAAATTGATTTATATTTGCTTGTAAACTAGCCATAAATTGATTAGTTTGATTTTCACTAGCTGCATTAAATTGTCTTGCAGCGTTTTGTGCTGATTGATTAGATAAGATACGCTGTTGTTCTTGTTGTGCTTTTAAAACATTTGATTGTTGTTGATTGTTTAAATTAGCCATATCCATTTGTAAAAAAGCTTGAGCATTTTGTATTTGAGCTTTTTGATTAAAATCAGCTTCTGCTAAATTTGCTTGAGACATTAAAGCAGCATTTTGTATTGCAGCTTGTTGGTCATTACTAGCTTCTGTTAAACCAACAGTTTGTAAAAATTTACTATTAGACAATGCTATTTGTTGGTCAGAACTAAATTGAGCCATGTCCATTTGAAAAACATTATTTGCATTTGTTAGTGCTGTTTGTTGTCTTCTTTGTGCATTTGCTTCTGCTTCTTGTGCCTCTATACTTTTTTGTTGACTTACACTTTGTTGAATAGCTTGTGCATTACTTTGAGCTATCGGCATAGCTGATTGAATAATAGCATTAAATAAATTATCTCTACCCACACTAGAAGCACTTAAACCTCTAGCAGCCAACATTTGTTCTACTTGTGTTACAGCAGGTTTAGCCCATGGTGGTATTTCACCATTTTCCATACCTTCTAATAATCCATTTAACTGTGTAGATACTAAAGCTTCTTCAGGTAATCCAGCTATAACACCTCTTTCTTTTTCACTAAAATCTGCAAGTCTAGCTTCTAAAGCTGCTGGGTCATTTCCTATTTCTTGTATATCTGCTTGAGATAAACCAGCTTTAGTTAGTTGTTTTTTAGCTCTAGTTATTCTAGCTAAACTTGTACCTGCGTTTTGTGCTGCAGTTGCTTTAGCTCCTTCACTAATAGTACCTACTACTCTATCAGTTAAAGCACCTTCTGGTATTTCAACTTCAGCTCCCTCTATAGGTGCAACTCTATCTACTTGTGCTGCCTGTGCTATAGATTGGTCTGATACTTGTCCTTGTGCTGCATCTACCTGTGCTTGTGTGTCTACTGTAGCTGCATCCATTTGTCCAGCTTGAATTTGTGCAGGAGTAGCAGCAGTAGTAGCAGTTGCTTCAGTTACTGTTTCAGGAGCAACTTGGTCTATAGTAGTAGCTTGTGCAGGAGTAGTAACATCCATCTGAACAGTATCTGCTGTAGTTCCTTCTTGAGAAATTTTTACAGCTTCTGCTTGTGGAAGGTCTGGTAGTTTACCTGCTGCTATATCTTGTGCAGTTCTTCCTGTTTCTATTACTCTTTGACCTCTTTCAGATTCAAACAAATCTTGTTTTTGTTTATCTGTCATTCCAGCAAATTCATCTTGTTCTGTAGTAGTATCTGTTGTTGTAGTACCACCTGCTTTTTGTCCTGTGTTTACATATTTAAAACCATTCCATGAATATATAAAACCATTATTACCTGTTATTGTAGCTTGACCATTTGGAGGGTCTCTAGGTTCATCTTTTCTACCACCAACATCTCCTCCTCTTCCTCTTCCTCTGCCATCCATAGCATTATCTACTGTCATAGATGCTCTGTCCATATTGTCAGCAAAAACCATATTACTTCTGTCAGGTCTTTGTTCTTGATTGACTGGCATTTTTGCAATATCTATTTCTTTCATTTCTCCTGATAACACAGGTCTTACCTTATCTACAGGAATTGCAGGTTTAGGCTCATCTTGTCTTTGTATAGACATTTCATCTTCTTTTTTCATTTTGTTTCTTTGAAACGCTTGTTGAATAGGATTACCTTTTACAACATCGCCAGTTTGATAACCAACTCTTCCACCATTACGCATATCTAATCTTTTATCAGTAGTATACTTCTGTTTATATTTATTTCTTTTTTTCTTTTGTTTTGCCATTTTACTTTACCTCAAAGAGTTTGTCAACCTTTTCATGTAATTTTTCTAATCTATCCATAAGGACATTCATATCATCTTTACTTCTTGTTTGGTAACATAATCTTTTGCAATCTCTTCACGAGTCTTATTCAAAAGTATGTCTATTCTTTTTGCTTCTGCTTCGTTTTTACGAATACCATAAAGCACCGGAGCTAACACCAAAGTTATAAAGATGTTCCAAAATAAATAAGGTGTTAATTCCATATCTTATTAATTTGCAGCGATGTAAGCTTTACCATCTGTAATAGCTTTTGTATAAGATGATTTATCATCTGAAGAGCCTTTTACATCTGGAGTTTTATCATCACTATCAACAGGTGCATATTCTAAAATAACTTCTAAATGGTCTACATTTCTTTGAACCATTTCGTTTACTTCAGCCTGTGTCATTCCTTCAACATCCCAACTTCCAGCTTTAACACCATTAATTAATGTTACGCTATCTGTTGCTGCTGTTAGTACTTCTGATACTGTTGCCATATTATTCTCCTTTTAAGTTTTTAATTTCAGCCATGAGTTCATCATAACCATCCATATCTTTTAAACCTTTTGGTTTGTGGGAATTCTTTTTAAGTTCTTCTACTTGTGTAGAAAGTTCTTTTACTGCATTTACTAGATACCATGTCATGTTATCTGGGTTTACAGTTTTTACTCCTGTTGACTGTGTTTCAACCATATCAGGTAAAATTGTTTCTATTTCTTGTGCTATAACACCAAGTTGTATTCCTTCTTTATCGATAGCAGCATGACTTGGAACTTCTGTTATTTCATCTTCAGTTCTATATTCAAAGTTTTTAACTTGTATTTGATTTATAGCATCAAGACCCATGTTGTTATCTTCTATATTCTTTTTAATTCTTTCATCAGATGTTGTTGACCAAGATGATGAATTATTACCTTGATATACTCCACTTGTTACAGTTATAAAACCTGTATTATCGCCTTTACCAGTATTTGTAGAATTTCCTGTACCAATTACTAATTCACCATCAACATCAGATGCACTTGCTGCTGATAAATAACCTATGTAAACATTAAATTCACCAGTAGTTAAATTATTTCCGGGAATAGAAGGTCCAACACAAGTATTGTATCTACCAGTAGTTATAGCAGGACCTGCATTAGAACCAAAAAGAGCATTATGTGTACCAGTTGTAACAGCAGAACCAGTACTATAGCCAACCATAGTATTACTTGTAGCACTTGTAATAGCATCACCAGTTAAATTTCCTATAGTAATATTGTAGCTTCCAGTAGTTTGTGTAAAACCTGCTCTATACCCTATACCCGTATTATGAATACCAGTAGTACATTTTTCTAAAGCCTCATAACCCATAGCTGTATTAGAATCACCAGTAGTACAGTCTGTTAATGTTCCATAACCATAAGCAGTATTACCACCACCAGTTGTTATTGCATCACCTGATATATACCCTGTTAAAGTACAACCAGTTGCTGTTGTTATAGCTGCTCCTGTATTATAACCAATAGCTACATTTCCAGAATTATCTCCAGCATTTTGAGTTAATAAAGCATTTCTACCTATAGCAACACAATAACTTCCTGTATCATCAGTATTTAGAGCATTAATACCTATAGCAACATTACTACCACCAGTTGTATTTGCTCTTAAAGTATGTTTACCTATTGCTGTGTTTTCATTACCTGTATTGTTTTCTAACGATTCAACACCTATAGCAACATTACCTGCTCCTGATAAAGTATCTAGTAAAGCTGCTCTACCTATAGCAACATTATCAGTACCAGTTGTTAATTTACCCATAGCTTCATAACCAACAGCAGTATTGTTAGAACCTGTAGTAATTGCATCTCCACACTCTGCACCTATTGCTGTGTTCTGCGCCCCTGTGGTGCTTGACCTTAATGCTTTAGAACCAAGTCCTGTATTGTTACTAGCTGTAGTGGCTGCTTGAAGTGATGCATAACCAACACCTACATTATCTTGACCAGTTGTATTAGCTGATAAAACATCTCTACCTATAGCAACATTTTGGTCTCCTTCTGTATTTGCATCAAGAGAAGTAGAACCTACTGCTACATTATTTGTTCCTGTAGTATTAGATTCCATAGAACTTCTACCTATAGCTACATTATTACTTGCTGTTGTATTTGAATCTAATGCTCTTCTACCTAGAGCAACATTATAATCACCTGTTGTATTTGTATCTAATGCTCTATAACCCATAGCAACATTGTAAGAACCTGTAGTAATTGATAATCCAGCATCTGCTCCTATTGCTGTATTTTCAGAACCTGTTGTATTTGCTCCTAAAGAACGATAGCCAACTGTTGTATTATAACTAGCAGTAGTATTAGCATCTAAAGCATTAGCTCCAACTGCTGTGTTGTATTGCCCTTCTGTATTAGCATCCATAGCAGCATAACCAATAGCTGTGTTTCTTTCTGCTGTTGTGTTTGTGTCTAGTGCATAAGTTCCTACTGCTACATTTAAAGCACCAGTAGTATTGTCATTTAAAGCATCTGAACCTATAGCAATATTAGCGTTGGCTGTAGTATTTGCTTGTAATGCTTGGTGTCCTACAGCTGTATTGAAACTTCCTGTGCTGTTAGCACTTAAAGAATTAGACCCTATACCAACATTTTGTTGACCTGTTGTATTAGCATCTAAAGCTAGTGTTCCAAAAGCATTATTATGAGAACCTGTTGTATTACTTAATAAAGCATTATATCCAACAGCATTATTATTTGAAGCAGTTGTATTAGCATTAAGTGCTTGTGAACCACACGCAACATTAAATTGACCAGTTGTTGTTGCTTCTAACGCAGTAAAACCTACTGCTGTATTATGGTTAGATGCATCATTATTTTGTGCAGATAAAGCAAAATAACCTAGAGCTGTTGACCTAGTTCCTGTATCTTCTGCATCAAGAGCATTATATCCAACAGCTACATTATAATCACCAGTTGTTAGAGCAGCACCTGCATTTGAGCCTATAACAACATTTCTTTGACTTCCACTTGCTAATGCAGCACCAGCACCATCACCTAATCTTACATTGTTACTACCTGCTGTGCTTGTAATAATTTGACCAACAAAAGTAGCATTACCACCTTCTGACATATCAAGGGTTAAAGCTGTTACTTCAGAACCGCCATCATCTCCAATAATTTTAAAATCTGCATCTTGTGTATTTACTTTTACTTGATAAGTTCCAGAAACATTAGACCATGTAGCAATAGTTGTTCCATCATCTTTATATCTCCAGTCTCCACCACCTGCATCTAATGCAATATCAGCAGCAGAATCTATAGTAAAGTCTGCACCACTTGTTATATCTAACGCACCACTATCAGAAATAGTAGAACCATTTATAGTAATATCATCTACTGTAAGTGTTGAAAGAGTACCAAGACTTGTAATATTTGTTTGTGCTGCTGTTGATAAAGTTCCAGCTATACTACCTGTAACTGTTAAATCCCCTCCAATAGAAGCATCATCTGTAACTGTTAAATCATCTTCAACTTTTAAATCTACTACATTAAGACTAGCAAAAGCATCCACTATTGCTGCACCTGAACCTGCACCATCAGAATAAACTGCTTTTACATCACCAGCAGGTATAGTTACATTAGCACCACTACCTTGCGATATAATTATGTTTTGTGAACCTGATGTTCCGTTTTCTATAAACCAAAGCTTTGATACTGTATTTGGTCCAATAGTAATAGTACAAGCTGAATCTAAAGTACCTGTATATTTTAAATAAATAGATCTACCTGGATCAGTAGATCCATCAGCTATCGTGGTTGTATGAGTATCGGCGTTAGTAGTTATCGCCTCTGTACCGTAGCTAAAAGCTTCAGCTATCAATTCTAAATTTGTGTTTGTACTAGTCCCCCAAGTTCCTGCTTCGTCACCTGTGGCTATTTCTTTTAATCTTAAATCATTTACGTATGTTGCCATAATTCACCTATGCTGCTTCTTCCTCCCAATTAGTAGTTTGACTATCGTCAACCTCACTCCAGTTAGGTGTCTGACTATCGTCAACACCACTCCAGTTAGGAGTTTGACTATCGTCAACTAAGCCCCAAACTGTTACGTTTGGTATTCCTGCTGTTATTACCAACCCTTCTAGAATAACAACACTCTTACCAATTATACCTATTTCTCCGAGAGAAGAAACTCCTTCTACTCCAGATATAGAAACTACGTTCTGAGTTCTAGTAGTAACACTACCTAAACCAGATGTCATAGTAGACAAACTTGGTGACACATTAGCGTCTGCTACGGTGGTTAATGTACCTAAGCTACCTGTACCAGATAAACCTGTTGTGAGTATAACACTACAATCACCAGATATACTAACAGAAACATTACCTAATGTAGCTGATACTGCAGGACAACCTACGTTAGCTGTACCTTTAGCTATTATAGTACCTAAAGCGGTAGTACCCTCTTGACCGCTAGGCGTAACGTTAGCCTCAGCTACCGTACTTACACTACCTAAAGCTGAGGTAGAACTTACACCAGTTAATGAAAAATTAGCGTCACCGCTTATAGCGGGTGTTCCCAAAGCTGATGTACCCGCTTGACCGCTAGGTATTACATTAGCTTCACCTACCGTTGAAACTGAACCTAAGGCTGAAGTAGAAGATAAACCAGTAATGGTAACTTCAGCTTTAGCTATGATTGTGGGAGTGCCTAAGGCACTAGTAGAACTTAAACCTGATAAAGTAAGATTAGCTTCACCTACTACACTTACTGAGCCTACGGCTGATGTTGCACTTAAACCAGTTAAGGTTACGGGTAGTTCACTACTCCACGCACCTTCCCCCCAAGTGCCTCGACCCCAGCCGTTTATTATAGCCATAATTTAGGCTATACGTATAATCGCCGTGCTTGCTGCTGCTGCGGGGAACTGTATAGTAAAGTCACCAGCTGTTGAAGTTTTATCTCCACCAAAATCGATAGAAGCTACTGCTTTATTACTTTGTGAGCTGTTGTAAATTAAACAACCTCTAGCAGTAATGGTAGCTGTACCAAAAGTTAAATCACTAAAATCTGTAAAACCTGTAGTACCACTTGATGTAGGTGTCACTGCTGTTAAATTAGCACCGCCTGCAGTATAGTTAGTACCTGTAGCTTGACCTGTTGTAACGTAAGCTGTTGTGGTAGCACCTAATGTAGCTGAGCTAGTGTATAATGCTAATTTAAAAGTATGACCAGAACTGGCAGTAAAGTTGTGTGTAGCTGTCAGCAGTTCCTTTTTAAAACTAGTTACTAATGTTGATGATATCGCCATTATTTAATCTCCTTTAAAATATTAGCTAAATCTTTATTACCTTGTTTAATCAATGAGTTACTTATAGTACAATGTTCACTCTTGATCGCCTGTTTAATATGATATAGTATTGTTTCATAAATAGCAAGTTTATAAGCCTCAGCTTGTTGCCTGATGTGTGGTGCTGCATTTTCTGATATACCACATATTCTAGCTGTAGCTCTTTCTGCCCAGTATTCAGGTGAGTGCCCTTTATTAGTTTCAGTGGCTACTGTTATTAAACCTAAACCACTTTCTGAATTATCTAACATTAGTATCTTTTAGCCTCTGGTGGTCCGTCTATAACAGTTCTAATTTCAGTGATATTTTTAAGTTGTTCTTCTTTTAGTTTATCGTTATACCAAGATAATTTGACTTGTCTATATGTGCCTTCAGAATCTATGATTAATATATCTGGGTCATCAAGTCTGTGATAACCATATATTCTTTCCTCTAAGGGTGAGTTAGTATCTAATAAACCTGAGCGTGGTGCTACGTTAATAATCATACCAGCTTCTATACATTTAGCTAACCAAAACTCGCAACAACCTCTACCAGCCTCGGCAAAATGTATATTACCTTTATAACTAAAATCTATACCGAATAGATTTAATGATTTAACTTTATTGTATAAAGCAAAAGCAAAAGCATAAGGCACTGTATTGTTTAAGTATGCACAATCAGTGGCTTGTGCTACTTCTTCTAAAGGATATAATACTGCGGATGGACATCTATCATCTAACTCACACGTATAAATAGGGCAATCAGCTTTGGGTAGCCACCTACGCATTATACCTGTTTGAGTGCCTGCGTCATCAGTATCCATAAACCTACTTACAGGATCTAGCATGAAGACTCTATCACATTTAGTGATAGCCCCCATACAATTTATTCCCCAAACTTCATCGTAAACGTTTGAGTGTATTAAACTTAGGTGAAAGTCTAATTGACTTTCGCCCATAGCGACTATGGCAATATTCTTGCCTTCTAATTCTTTTATTATCATGACTGGGGTGTTCTCCGTACTTCATCGTATCTGTTTTGGTCTCGGGTAGATTTACCCTCACCAAGATTTTTAAGTGAAGCTATAGCCTCTTGAAACCTAGCCTCATAAACTGGTGTAGTTTCAAAAGTTTTCAAGTAAGTATTAGCTTCTACTAAACTACCGTATAACATAGCGTTTACTGCATTAGTAGAGAGCCAAGTACTACCTGTGGCTGTAGCGGTTAGCGAAGTTGGTCTATAAAAATAATGTAACTCAAAGTTATAATTTGAATCTGGTGTAGGGGCTAGTATAAAACTATTTTGATCAAACTCTGCGTAATATTTAGGTTGTGCTGTAGTTCCTTCAGCGGGAGTAAAATCACGTATAAATGATACATGTTTTAATTTTAACATGTGATATTTATTACTTGAATCTATTACAGCTAAACTAAATGGTGATAAAAAATCAGTAGGCATTGCTAAATAAGTATTACTAGCAGTACCTGCACCTGTTACATTTTTTCTAAAAACATCAAGCTGAACGCTTTTTAATATACGCTCTTCTGCACTTTTTATAAAGTCTGGTAAATGTGTTACAAAACTTGACTCAGTGCTTTCAGCGTAATCCTGTATAGCCGTTTTTAGTGATGTTAAAGTCCAACTCATGGTATTATGTTACTATAGTTACGCTTCCTAGACTAGCCTCTAATGTTTGAAGATCAAAACTTGAGCCTATAGGATCATTATGACTTACATCCATTGAAGGTGCACTCATACCTAATGAATCTTTAGTATTTTCAGTTCTAACTATACCGTAGCCTGTGGTTGGGGCTGGTTCTGTGGGTCTAGCTTGCCTTAAAGCTTCGGGGTCAACAGGTTGTAATATAGGTTCTAATTGTGGATGCTTAGGCTCAAAACATTCAGGACAAGTTTTTAAACCGTTCCACTCTTTTTTGAGTTCTGTGTATTTATAAACGAAACCACACCTGTCACACCTAGCTCTTGATTTTTTACCTGCAGCATAAGCCATTATTTTTTCTTCCTACTTTTTCTTATAGCCTCTTTACCTTTTTTAAATATACTGGCTACAAAAGTTTTACCCATTACCTTAGCTCTCTGTTCACCTACCGTAAGTATTTGTATTTTACGAGCAAAAGGTTTTTTAATCTTTTTTACTTTAGCTACTGTTTTTCTAGCATCCTCTGGTGTAGCGAACTTAATACTGACTGTATCCTTAGGGTTTTCATCAGTGTATAATCTTCTACCACTACCTTTAGGTTTTTTACCTGTACCTACTTTAGGGTCTCTACCTTTTTTTCTTGGCACGTTTTTTTGAACCTCTTTTAGCAGCATTCATTTGAGCTTTGGTGGGTGCACCTTTAGCACCTTTTTTACGCATTTTTTCACCTGAACCTGCTTTGATTCTTTTACGTTTGGCGTGTATATTAGCCCATAAACCTTTCTTTTTATGTCCTGGCATTAATAACTACTCCTAGCTGGTGTTAACCTCAAAGAAACTCTAGGTGAGTCTTCATCTGCTGCTAATTTAAAATCTTGTTCATATTGTTGTTTCAATAAACCCACTCTCTCAGGGTTCTTTTTCATAGCTATATAATAAGCTAAACCGCTAGTTAAACACGGCATAAACCTTGAGGGTATCTCAGGATCTTCAGCTGAAGCACTAACGTCATCTATACGTTGTACATTATAACTAATTAATTTATAAGTAGAAGCTGTATCTGGTGTTGGCCATAGCTTCACTACTGGACTTATTTGTCTATCTACAAAATACTGTGTAGGTCTACCTTTAGCGTCTTTATCAGGTATGTTTAAATACTCACTTCTACCGATACGTTCTATCTGTAAATCAGTATCATTACCTGAGTCAGTCTTTCTTATTACGGCACTTAATATATCTATATCATAACTATTAAAAGTATAACTAGATGTACCAGCCGTCAGGTTAGTAGTTACCTGCTCTATAGTCCAGAGGTTTACCCCTCTGTTAGACCAGTCGGCGAACATTATATTTAATGAACGCCGAGCTGTTTCTGCGTCGTATCCAGTTCTAAGTTCTATACCTGCTAGTTCAAAAGCTTCTTCTATAGCGTCAGCTATACTTAATGAAAAAGTTTTAGTACCAGAGGTAGCCATTACTCATAATCCTTTATACAGTGTAGGACTATTAAATAAGTATCGCCTGAACTATGCCCAGTAGTTGTAAGTAGTAAGTCTCCATTTTTACCAGAGCCTGCTGTATTTTGTAAACCACCGAAAGGTGAAAAATCTAAAATACCGTCGGCACTAGGGTTTAACTCCATACATAAAGTGTTACTAGTAGCATTCCAGAATAAACCTATTTTAGTAAAGCCTAATATTGAATAATAAACTTTATTTAGTTTTACTCCTGTACATGCTGCTCCGTCACTTTTACGTGCTGTTAAACCGCTCACATCTACTTTAGCGACGGCACTTTCACCAGTACCGTCACTAACATTAGTCAGCTGAACTATAAAATCTTTATCACCATCTAAAATGGTTGTTGATGTTACTGCATCAGCCATAGTTTACCTCCCTTACGCGTCTGCGAATGGAGTAACCACAGTACCAGAAGCTAGTACTATACCTTCTACTGCATATTTTGCTGAGCCGATAGCGGTTACTTTGATAATAGTTCCAGCTATACCACCTTTAGTAGAGCCATTTAACGTAATAACGTCATTACTAGCACCTGAAATAAAAGTTTTACCTGCTGCGTCACTTTTACCTAAATATAAACCACCTACGAACTTATCAGTTCCGTCAGTTTTAATATCTAAATCTGTAGCTGCAGTTTCTATAACAAAAGTAAAAGTAGCACCTAAATTATTTAACTGATTAGGATCATCATCTCTGCCAGGAGCAGTAGCTACTATACTAGGTAGAGTAAACTTACCGTCAGCATCATTACAAGTAAGAACCTTACCTGCGTGTGCGTCTACCGTTAAAGATGTGTCTGCAGTTAAACTAACTACGTTAGCATTACCTGCTGAAATAAAACCAGCTAAAGATTTAACTGGTCCTGAAAATGTCGATTTTGCCATATTAAGTCTCCTTAATTTATCTATCGTCTTGGCTTGTCTGCTAGGTCAGTCGATAGATTGTTAATATTCCTAGAACTTAATTCTAACTTAATTACCCCCAAAAAGAAAGGGAGCCGAAGCTCCCTAACTTAACGTTTATAATAAACGTCACCCCAAACATTATGCTCCTGGTGAACCGTAAATGCCTCTCCAATCACTAAATCCGAAAGAATATCTTTCTCTAGCTTTGTATCGTACATTTCCAGTTTCGAAGTCTCCTTCCATACCAGTTGACATTGGCGACCTTACGAAGTGTTTCAACCCGTTAGGAGCGTCAGTCTTAATGAAGAAAGCATCAGTATCTGTAAGATAATGGTTTACAACGTAACCTTCTGGGAACATACCCATGTTTTTCATTGCGTTGATGTCATTATCAGAAGTATTAACTCTTCCTGGAGATTGTAATATTCTCTCAGCTACAAACTGTAGTTGTGGTGGAATAATTAATTTTCTTGCTTGTACATTTACTTTCAAGCCTCTTTCATCTTTATAAGCTGAAATATCAATTAAAGCATTTTCTAATGAAGTTTCATTCAAGTCAGCTGCAGTGCTTGGCTCATTAGCTTGATCGCCACCTGTTAAAGATGGGTGATCAGTTGTCATGAGTGGTTTACCGTCGCCTCCTGGGAAGGAAGTTGAGAAACCATTATTAAGTACATTTGCTGCTTTCACTTGCTTAGTATTAGCCATTGATCTAGCTAAAGCTCTTGTGTATCTTGAAGAAAGACTATCATAAAGATTATCTTCAATAGCCTCTTCTGTTAACGCAAACGCTAAAGCTACAGTCTCGTGGCTGTATCTAGCTGTGAAAGTTTCTTGAGCTGTGTCATAAGATACCGCAGCACCCTCACCTTTTACAGGAGCTTGCCCGAAACCTGATAACATAACTTCTTCTTCAAACGCTCTATCTGAATTTTCAGTATCAAAAATTTCAGCATGTTCGTTCTCGTATCTATCGTACTCAAGACCAAAAAGTGCATTTAGTCCTGGTTCGAGTTCTTTTACTAATTGAGCTCTATTAATTGCCATCTATATCACCTTTTAGTCGTTACCGAAAGTAGAAGCTGGGAATATGAAATAACCTCTAGCGTATTGACCTATAGAGTTTCCTGGAGTATCCACGAAAGCTACCTGTTTAGCAATACCACTAGATGTTGTAGTAGTCACACCTTCTTTAGAACGGTTGTTGTTAGTATCACCTGCAGTTGTAGAGATAGTATGAACTTTACCTACATCGGCTTGAGTTGGAGTACCTGTGTACTGTGCCTCATAAACAATGTTAGGGTCAGAATATACTAAAGCTTTAGCATCTGCAGAACCTAGCGTAGTTGTGGCGCTTGGCCATTTTCTTGAGAAAATGATTTCACCATCTGTCGCTGTATATTCTACACCATAAAATACGCCTAGCGGTGCGTCTGTCGCCCCAGCTTGTAATACATATCCACTAGCAAGCTTCACTACATCGCCTGAAAAAATATCACCTGTAGCTCCACTTTGGATTGCAAACTCACTAGGTCTAATAGTACCGCCTGACATATGATACGCTGGTGTAAAACCATTTGGATCATTGACGTTAGCCATAATAAATCACCTTTTATAATATAAGTTTAAATACAGCGGATTTAACTTCCATCAAATCCACTACCTTTTCCAAAGGTAACTTGCGTTGTTCTATTAGGTTTACTAATAGGCATCGCATCGTTACTTTCTCGCATCAAATTATTGTCTACTGCCTCCATTTGAGCATTAGCCAAGTTGGCATAATATTCTCTTCTTTGTTGAACAGTCTCCATGGGCATTTTTGCGAGTATCAAGCCACCAACTCCTATGACTCCAGCGTGTTTACCATCCTCGATAGTAGGTGCCTCAAACTCTGGATGTTCCTCAGCTCTCACTGGTTCCCATCCCTCACGTATACGTTTTGACATATTCGCTTGGTCTAATTGTCCTACCATTGATTCACGTAACCATCTGTAGACATAACCCTCTGGTGGGTTAGGTGCGTCTAATAATGACGGTGGGCTCCATGGTTTTCTACGAGCATTATTTTCTCGAGTAGATGCAGATCTAGGAGTTCGATCTGGTTCAGTAGTGTTGTTTTTATCTACCATTTTTTTCTCCTTTATTTAACATGCTTAGCATATTCTTCTAGTGGCACACCTAATCTTTTTGCTATCGCTACTTGACTCGGTGTGAGTTTTACTTTTCTACGTGACCTAGCTCTAGTGGTATTAGCACCTCTGCTTGAACCAGTTACAACTTCGTTCACGTTACCTTGTGAAGTGTTACCTAATTTATGAGGAAACGCTTCTTTTAACCTTTTATCTATTTCTGAATAATATTCATCAGATGTAGGGTCAAAACCTTCTTTCTCAACTAACTCTCTATGAAAAGCAAAAGCTGAAGTAGTCATGGCTATGTCGTCACCAAACCATTCGTTACGACTTGCCCACTCTTGAGCTTTAGGATCAGGTTGAGGAGTTAACGCAGGTTCAGGTAAAGGTTGGGGTCGCCCTTGACTTTGAACTGGTTGCTCTACAACTTCCTGCTCATCATTAGTCTGTCGAGACTGTACCCTAGAGAGAGACTCTTGTTCTACGGCATACTTAGCGACTTCCTTTTGAGCTTGTAGCATGGCATCTGTATCACCAGACTCATAAGCTTTTTTGTAGTCAGACTCTGCTGCCTTCAACTGAGTTTCTACTCTAGCTGAGTATTCATCATAAAGGTTTTTATCTGTTTTTGAAAGGGTGTTTTTAGTTTTATTTAATTCTTCTTGTATACCTTTAGCGTATTCAACTGCTGCTTGTTCTCTTCTTTCAGCTTCTCGAATCTTGTAGGTTAGTTTGTTTATTCGTTTTTTAACACCGTCACTATAATCTTCTATTTCTTCGTCAGATGATTCTTGTTTCTTATTTTCTATTGGTTCTTCTTCTACTACGGCTCCTTCAGAATCATCATCACCTTCTGGTTCAGGTAATTCTACTTCAGTAACCTCTTCATTATCTTCTACTTGTTGCATAGCCTCTTCTGCCATGTTTTTCTCCTTATGTGCGTGATTAATTAAGCTGATTGAATATCTTCAGGATTATCAATAACAGCTAGTATTTCATCATCGTTTAATAAACGCAGTTCACCACCCTCAATTTTGAGTCTAGCTCCTGCATACCTGCCAAATATCACCCAATCTCTAGGCTTACACCAAGCTCCATCAGGAAACTTAGATTCATCTTTATAAGCGTCGGGACCAAGCGATACTACAAAACCAACATTAGTAGATATACGTTCTTTTTCTAATGTTGACTCTGCTAATAAAATACCGCCCTTAGTTTTAGCTTTACGGCTAAAAGGTAGGATAAGCATTCTATAACCTGTGGGTTGAGGTAGTTTACTCTGTAACTCCTCATCACTATGTATTTCTTCAGGGGTGAAGGTTTTTTCTTCTACTTGTGCTTCAAGTTTTACGTCCTTGAATCTTTCTACTGTGTCAGGTATAGGTTGACCACCTTTACCAAAACTTGCGACTTCTTTAGTCATATTCTTCTTCCTTTTTGTGCAGGTCTCTAATACTGTGAATCGCAAACGACAGACCTGTTATTTCGCCTACAACTTTTTGATAACTTTCAAAGTTTTGTATATTACCTGCTGCTAGAGAATCTTTTAATTGTTCTTGCCGTTCCTCAAGTAATTTTAATAATTTATCCATTATGCCCAAACTTTAGTTTTAGTACCGCCATTATACTCTACTGCGTGACCTTCGTTAATAAGTTTTTGACAAATATCTTCACCTTCTATAGTGTGTGGTATACCTAATATTCTGCCGTACTTACCTTTACCTAGTGATTTAACCTGTAGTTTAGTACCGCAAAGTTCTTTTAAACGTTCCTTAGCTTTTAAACCCAATGCTTTTTCTGCTAAATTACGGGTACGTGACTCAGGAGTATCAATACCAGCTAACCTAACTCTTTGTTTAACTAAAGTTACGCTAAACCCTAAATCAATATCTACGTCTATCGTATCACCGTCTATCACCCTTACTAGTGTGCAGTTATAGTAATAGGGGTCACTCATTAACAGCCCCAGTCTCTACGTGCCCAGTAGTTAGCTTTCATTCTATCGCTACCTAAACCTTTACTACGTGAGCAGTAAGCTTTTTTACGTTTAGGGTTATTTTTATGCATACCTAAATTAGCGTCCCCAAAAGTTATTTTTTTAACTTTACCAGTACTAGGGTTTTTAACAAAAACTACTTTACGTTTTTTACCGTAACCTGTTTCACCTTTACGTAAAGCTCTAGGTGTGTTTAGTTTAACAGTTTTGCCTTGATACTTAGCCATTATAACATTTTAGTTTTTTTACGCTTATTCTCCATAACAGCACCACAAGCTCTAGCTATAACCCCACCCCTATTCTTTTTAACTGGAGTTTGGCTATCTTTAGCCATAGCTTTTTCAATAGCTAAACCTCTAGCTTTTTCGTATGATGATAATCTGCCGTCTCTATTTAGATCAGCTTTACCACTGTTTTTTAACTTACGTTCTTGACTACTATTCATAACTCCACCTCCCATGGATTTTTTAGTTCTCTTTTTCTTTTTACCTAAAAGGTCAGCGTCAGCTTTACGTGCACCGCCTTTACCAGTAGCGAAACTTCTTACCCTACCACAGCCCCATGAGTGTGAGCTTTGTCCAGGTCTTGACCCTGAGCTGAAGTACGCCCCTTGACCTCTTTTATAAACTTTATTTAAAGTAGATACCGATTTACCACTACTTTTAGCGTATTTTTTAACACATGCTGGAGTAGCCATATTATTTTCTCCTTTTTCTTTTTACCTTACGTTTATCTTTAGCTCTTGAGCGTTCTACCGCTTCATAGTCTTTTTTAGTCATTTTACCTGACTTATATTTTTTACGAGTACGTAAAATTTCACGTTCTCTTGCTTTAGGGTTTTTAGCCCCTTTTAAATAAGCTTTTGGTACGCCTTTACGACTTTTACTAACTTTAGCAAATTTACGTTTACGTTTTACCGCAGGCATTACTCCTTACCACTAGGACAGATATTATAATCTAATCCTTTAGTAGCAGCACCGCCTCCTTTAGCTTTACCTTTACCCATACCGAAGGTCTTTTTAAAAAGTATATCTCCTACGGTTACTGGTTTAGATAAATCAATTTTATTAGCTTTAGGCACTTTTACTTCTTTCATAATAGCTCCTTACTATTTCTTTTTCTTTTTGCCACGGTTCATCTTCTTTTTAATCATAGATTTACCGCCTTTTTTAAGCTTAACCATTTTACCACGGTTTTTCTTAATCATTCTTCCTGGCATAATTACTCTCCTTTAGTTAATGTGTCAGATGATCTGACGTCTTTTAGTATATCATAAAATTCTTTACGTATGTTGCCTTCTTCTTTCATTTCTGCTGACTCACGCTGTTGTGCTATTTTCATTTCAGCTATAGCTTCTTGTGACTGTATACGTTGAGCGTCAACTTGTGCCCTTATCATATCACTTTCAGCTCTTTGTTGTATTTCAGCTTCTTTTAGTTTTACTATTGGGTCAACTTGTTCAAGCTCTTGTGCTCTAGCTAAGGCTTCCGCTTGACCAGTAACTACTTGTGTAGCTTGAGCTGCAGCAGTAGCTATCTGGTTCATAACCTCTGGTGGCATAGGTCCAGCCGACATATCTGGTAACGGTTGACCTAATACCTGCTCTATTTGTTGTTTATACTTCATAGCTTGATGCTCTTGTATGTTAGCCTGTATAGAAACCATAGCCCCTTGATTTTGTTGCATCATAGGGTTTTGTAAAAAGGCACTATGTGCTTGAATATACGCATCGTGGTTTTGAAACTCAAAAGCCTGTATAGGTTGGTTAGTTAATGCTGCCTGTTGTTCGCTTATAGGGTCACGTGGAGGTACTTCACTAGGCGGTGGTAGTATTAATTCTATGTTTTTTACCTCTAAAGCCTCATACATACGCCTATAAGCCTCTCTTAAGTCGTGAATATCGGGTGCAGCTTGTGCCATCTGTAGTTCTTGCTGTGCCAACATCACTCTTTGTGCCATACTAAAGATATTAGGGTCACTAACGGGTAAAATATCTATTCTATTGTCAAAATCAGTAGCTTTTACCTCTCTAGTAGCTCCTGGCACGTCATATGGGTAAACTGGCGGTAAACTTTTACTAAAAATACCCGCTAAAAGCTTAAATTCTTTCTTTTGTGCGTAATGTAAGCGTTTATGTATAGCTGACATCACTTTTGTACCCCTTTCTAGCATAGCTACGGTAGTTCCTACGGGTAATTGTTGACTACCTATGTCACCAACCTGCATATCTGCGATAGAAGCGAACCTTCTACCTGAATCTATCAGTACACCTAGTAGTTGGCTCAGTACATTACTCGGTTCTTTATAGGGTAAAGGCATTAATGCGTCCCTAATCACTCCTCCTGGTACATCAACATCCCTAAATTCACCTGGACGGAGCGGTTCATCCTCACCTTGTACTCTCATGCCCCTAGCTTTAAAGCCTGCAGGTAAATTACTAAGAGTTCCAGCGTCTACTAACTGACGTAATATAGAAGTAGCTGACTTAGTTAGCCCACCAATCATGTGAATTAGCCCGAAACCGTAAAAACCTAGTCCTGGAAGGAACTTATAGTGTACAAAATACTCTTTTTTACGGAATAATTCGTCACCTTCGTTCCAATTACGTCTTACTGAAAGGATTTTACCCTCATCTTCTAGTATAGTTACTACGTAAGGCACACCAAAACCGAACTCATCTATGCCCTCTAGCTCTAAATCAACGTGAAACTCTAAAATATTGTACTCATCGTAGTCGTTTATAGATGGTGACATGCCTTGTAGCTCGTCCATCTTCTCTTTAGCTTCGTTATATTCTATATCTGCACTAGGGTCAGTGACTTCTATGTTTAAATATGTACCGTTTAGTTGTGATTTTTTTAAATCATTACCCGTCATACTTATAACGTGGGTAAAACGGGGGCTACTTTCTAAGTCTGTAGTTTCATAGGAGACTACTAAGTCCTCAGCTTTTACTAAACGGCTAGTAGGTCTACCTAATAAATTGTCGTAATAAACTTTTTTAAATGCACTACCCGCTAAAGGTAGGTAAAACAGTAAACTGTCCATCTCTGGGTCATACTCTTTCATGACCTCAGTGATTTGATAGTTCATAAATTCTTTTACCCGCTGGTTTTGTGCTTGTACTTCAGGAGTTTCATTGCCCATTATTCTAGTTTTAACTGGTCCGCCTGCTGGTAGTAACTCCCTATAAGCTTGAGCTTGAAACTGGGTAACGGCTTCACTTAATAATGGATGATGTACACCCGTAGCACCAGGGAAAGGTTCTTCTCTTTCTTCTATTTTAATACCCAGTAAATCTAAACCTTTAGTAAAAGTGTCAAGCCAATCTTTACGGGACTCTTTGTCATTATCGTAAGCTGAAAGTAGCTCATCACTTAAAGTATTTAAATCAGCTTCATCAATTATTTCAGCTAGGTTCATTTGATGTTCAGTCATAACCATTGACATCTCTTCACCTATGGGGTTTACTTGACCCTCTGGTGTTATTTCAAAACTAGATGTAAGGTCGCCCTGAATATTCATTTCCTCAGGTAATTCAACTTCCATACCTAAGTCTGGTTGAGGGGCATCTTCTGGTAAATCTTCTATTATTTCTAAATCAATTTCACCTGAAGGTTTATTTTCTATTGCCATAATTTTAATAATAACTTATTTTTCGTTTATAGTATATCTCATCTTCTTCATAGTCGCTAGGTAGTTTTACGAAGCCACCTTGTCTAAACCTTAATAAAGCCTGTGTGGTTGAGTCAACTAGGTCGTCATGATCGCCCGCAGGAAAAGCAGCACACTCTTCAATAAGTTCGTAAGCGTATTTAGTATCTGGTGCCCAAACCATACCTGACTCAAATAAAGGCGTACTAGCATTAACTCTAGCTATTTTATCGTTACCTTTACTGGGGGTAAAATTTTGTACGGGTATACCTAAGTTACGTAACTCTTGGGTTAAAGGTATACCAGTAGCTTTACTTTCTATAATCACTACGTCAGGTGACCACTCATTATATTGTTCATAAGCTACGGCTTTTAGTTCAGGAAAGCTGTACCTACCTTTAATACAGTCAAGTAAAATTATATGTGGTACGTTACCGTCATAAAACTCCTCACCTATTTTACCTTCAGGGTAAAACACTCCCCAAGTAGTTATAGCTGAGTAGTCCGCCATTGAGCTTTTTAAAAAAGCGGTATCGTAACTTTGTATTAAATATTCACAGGCGGGTGGTTTATCGTGTGGCCATGTGTTCCACCACTCACGTTTTATAAGTGCTCCCTCTTCACTAGTAGGGTTCTGCATATACTGAGCGTGCCACTTTGGTCCGCCCCTTAAACTAGCCTTTACGCTTTCTAATTCTTCTAGTTTCCAGTACTCTGGCCATAAAGCTTTACCGCTAGGTAGTATGGCTGGTAGTTCTATAACTTCCCACTGGTCAGCTTTAGGGTCACGGGCAGCATCTTTAAGTAATCTACCCGTAAGGTCGTTTACGTTCCAACGGGTCATAACTATTACTATGGCTCCTCCTGGCTGTAAACGTTGACGCGGTCCAGATGTATACCACTCATACGTGTCGTCCATGCTTTTAGGATTCATGGCATCTTGTTCACTGTGCGGGTCATCAATAATAAATAGGTCAGCACCCCTACCCGCTAATGCACCGCCCACACCAGCTGCATAATACTCACCTTTTAATTTAGGATTAGCTTTATCTTGAGTTTCCCATTTACCTGCTGCTTTTGAGTCAGGGTTTATTAGTACATCAGGAAAAACTTTTTGAAAGTCTTCCGTTAACATTAAGTCCCTAATCTTACGCCCAAACTTTACTGCTAAGTCTGCGGTGTGAGTAGCTTGTAGTATTTTTAAACTAGGGTTACGCCCTACTAAGTAAGCGGGGAAGTAATGACTAGCGAACTCACTTTTAGTATGACGCGGAGGCATATTAATTATAAGCCTTTTTATTTTACCTTTAGCTATACGGTCAAAAGCATCAGCCATCTTTTTATGATGTGCACCGCTGACAAACTGTGGCCATTGGCTTTTTACAAAGTTTAAAAAATTATCTTTACTAGCCTCAACGTTTTCTATTTCTTTTAAACGTTCAGTTAGTTCTAGGTGTTCTTTTAGTACGTCTTCTGGTAGATCGTTTAAATCATATTCCATATTTAAGGGTCATCAAAGGTTTAGTAACGTGCCCCCCTTTATTTAACCGTAATACTTCAAAAGCTTCTTTTACTTGAGGGGTGAGCATTATTTTAAAATATTCGTTACCTAGTTCATCAGTAAATTCTGTTGGGTTTAAAATTAACTTATAATCTTGTTCTATTTGTTTAAAACTTCTATCGTAATTTCTAGCGTATGAACTAGCACGTCTAGAGTGTTTACCGCCTCGTATGTTTCTAGCGTCAATATAATACATAGCTTCTGGGTTAGAATCATAAGGGGGATAGACACTTGGGCTAGGTAAATCCTTATCCATTCTTTCTGTAGTGTTAATTATTGAAACTACGTCATCACCGTCTTTTCTATTAGGTCTCATAGTGTCAATCATCTCACCTGCATCTTTTTCTTTGAACCCGCCTTTACCGTCAGGTTTTACAGTAACGTTATAACGTACTCTATGGGCTGGGGACTCTTCAAAATATTTTAATTGATTAGGAGTAAGAACAAGATTACTATCTCCTGCAGCTTTTACTAAAGCTCTATCGTTTTTAGGTAGTAATACATAGGGTGAATCATTTTTTACAGCGGTCTGTATACCGAACTTAACGTTATCAGTAAACCAATCACCCGCTTCAGCTCTCGGTAGTTTTTTAACTGCTTCGTTATAGTATTTACTACCTGCGTCAAAAAAGTCGTCGCCTAAAGCCTCACGTAAAGCGTTTTCTTTTTCTAAAGTGAACCTACCTTTTATTTCATCTACTTCATCAGCGAACCTATCGGCTGTTTCAAAGAAAGATTCATTTATTTGATATTCATCAAAAGCTTCTTGATTTCTAGCTCTGACAAAAGTATCTACTTCGGCATCTTGTCTAGCGAGTATATCGTCATACTTTAATAAAAAAGGTTTAAGCGTACCACCTTCATCCATAGCTTTATAACCGCCAGGACTAGCAAGTTTCATAGCATTTAACGCACCGTTACCCTGAGTATATTGCTCATCTAAAATTGGAATAATTTCTTTAATACTACCGCCTTCTGCATCATCTAAATTTCTAGTGACTAATTTTTGTTTATCACCAGTCATTCTGTAAGGGTCGCTTTGTATCTCCTGTATTACAGTTACGTTTTTATCTTTACCTACGTCAGTTACCGTATATCTTTGATGAGTGTACCTTCCGCCAGTATCAGTAAGGTCAGCACTAGTACCTTTAGCCAAGCCAGCATGACCTGATTGTATAGTAGTTCGAGGGTTGTTAGGGTCTCTAGGTGATATATATCCGTCTTCATATTTTAATAAATCACCGCCGTAAAGCCTACCGTCATCATACATGTTAAAAGTACGTTCACCATATATTGATTTACTTCTGTCAGTTTTTAGTACATCTTTAGGATCAAGTTCTTTTCTTAAAGCTGGGGTACTTAAATCAAAAGCAGTAGGGTGGTTAGCGAACTTTATAAAAGACTGTTGAGCCTCTGGTGCACCTTTAGGGTAAAAAGCATGATGCTCTTGTAGTTTAGGTGAGTTACTAATAATATGTTCCATCAAAGCTCTAGGCGTAACAGTTTTATTATTAGCTATAAAATCTTCATCGACAAAACTTTTTATTTGTCTACTTACGTTATTATTCTTTTGACCTTTAGCCCCGCCTTCTACTCCGTAACGTTCCATAGCTTGAAAGATATTATTTATAGGTACGGCTTTATCTGGGTTTTTTCTGTAGAACGGAGTATCAGCTAAAGCTACGGTACTAGTTAGTACTATGTTATTAGTCTGTGATTTAGTTACATTAGGAGGAGCATACTTAGGAGTAAAAGCAGTATACCTTATATTATTTTCTATAACGGGGGCTATTGGTCCCTTAGGCGGGGGTCCACCCTCACCGCCAACTTTAGTTTTAGGTTTAGCGGGGGTATCTGTGCCTAACTTACCTAACCTACGTAACCCGAATAAAGTAGCACCTTTTAATAAACTAGGTACTTCGCCTACACCTATTAATGAACTAGCAGCAGACAAACCACTTAAACCGCCAAACAATCTAGATTCACCTGAACCTTTATAAGGACTAGGCATAGTGGGTTTATTTAGTGGACCTTCCATGGGGTTATACCCTAGCATCATTAAGTCAACTTCATACTCTTCTGTAGGTCTACGCCCTGATTTTTCTAAAGCTTCAATTTCTTTATCTTTAAAATACTTAGCCTCATAACCGTCAATTATATTACCTAAACCAGGAGTCATGTACATGGCCATTTGATCAAGGAACGGTAGCTGGACAAAGGACTCGTAAGCTTGTTCTACGTTACCTGTTTTAAAATCATTAACAATTTGTGGATAATTTTGTGATCTGCTGCGGAAACGTTTTTCTAAACCAGAAGCGTCTGGTCTCGGATAAGCGTATGTTGGTCGGTTACCTAATGACATGTTTACTAAAAAACTCCTTGCGTGCTTTTTTCAAGTTTACTTTATTTTGCATGATTATACTAGGTTTAGGTGTACTGTGATCTTTATCCTTAGGGTGTGACCAAAACCACTTGGCTCGTGGACGCTCGTCATGTAAATCTTCAAGTATGTCCATAAGTGCCTCGCGAGACGTCGAGGAGTGACACTCAAACATAATGGCATCATAGTCATCTATAACATGATAATACTCTTCTATTAACTTAGGGTCGTAATCTAATACTAATAGTTTACCGTTTTTATATGAGGGGGCTGAGTAAGGACAGACTTCACTGATTGACTCAAAATATTTTACTAAGCGTTTAGACATCTCAATATTATAAAAAAATTTTGCAAAAAATTTTAGTATAGGACGTTTAGTTCAAAACTTAATTTGTACGGTAAATGAGCCTGAAAATGTTAGTATAGGCTACTTATATACCGTTAACCGTATAAGGGGGGTGGGGGTCTGTCTGTGTCGCAGCTCTGCTGCGACCCGCTGGAAGGACTTAAAACGCGTCTCCAGGGACTTTTGTCTTCTTCACGCCTGTGCGTCTGCCAGCTCTGCTGGCTCTGTGGTCGCCGTCAGGCGACGCTGTGTGCGAGCTCTGCTCGCCTGTGTGCCCCGCAGGGAACAAAATGTTAGTAAGTACTTACTTACTTTTTAGTTCAAAAAAAGTATGTACTTTTTTTAATTTAGGGGTTTACTTTTACTATACTTTGCGCTATTATAATAGGGTATTAATTAATAACCTAAAGGGGGTAAATATGAAAAATAATACTAAAACTAAAACTACTACTAGCGTTAAACCCGCTACTAATCCCGCTGTACTTAGCGTTAATACCGCTAAGGCTAGGGTTGAAGGCGTTAACCTAAATCAAACTAGGTTAGCTAAAAGCGTTAAGGCTAAAACCTTAAATGACCTAGTAGAAATATATAGTAATTTATTCGGTTCTAATAATTATAGGGCTCACCTAAATTACGATATTAAAAAGGGGGCTATAGTACTAGAATCCTAGTACTACCCCTACGGGGGGCGGTCAAACGCCCCCTATTTTTTTACCGCTAACCAAGATCAAGATCATGAAGGACCACGGTCCATGGACCAAGTGTCTTTGTCTTTGTGTCTTTGTCTTTTGTCTTTGTGTCTTTGATCATGATCACGATGGGCAACGGACCAAGGATCGTGGTTCATGTGCTATTGGCTGTTGTCTTTGGATCACGATCAAGATGTCTTTGTCTTTGTCTCATGGTCAATGGTCAATGGTCCATATATTTTGGTCCGTTGTCCTTGTCTCTAGGCTTTCTCAGTTGTCTCTATATATAGAATAGATATTCGGTTATTTCAATTACCAAACCTGTCACATGTTTTACTTTAGTTGGTACCAATTATTACCCAACTAAATACTATTGTCTTCAAATAGGCAATAGGTCGGTAATAGGGTAGCCAATAACCACGGTTAAAGGAGTAAGAACGAGGCTTTACGCTCGGTGGCTATTGGCTTATTGGCTAAATAGAAAACTTTTACAGTTTTAGAAAAACTTTTTTCCACAGCCAATATATAGGGAACAGCTTATTTTATAATTTCTCCCATTTATTATCCATGCTGTAAACATATTCTTTAAGGTCAGCAGGGGCTAAACTAGTAGCAATCAGGTCAGCACCCTCCCATAGCCATATAGGTGTAGGATCTGCAGGACCACGTAGTTTAAACATTCTATCGTTCACATCTCCTGGCATATCTTGGTTGTCACACCAGTCACCAAACTGCTCGTTCATATTTTCTATAATAGCTTTACCATCTTTTAAACTACCTACCCCAATGACATAAAAGCGAGGTTTATTAGGGTCATAACCGCTAGGGTGTAGAGTAAATTCATATTTCATAACATTCTCCTTATATATTATTTTAAATCTGAATCTTTGATATTATACAACTCTTGTATAGCGTAGCCTAAACTACCAGTATAGTCGGGACCATCCCCCTCAAACCATTCATCACTACCGTGATACTTTTTAAGGGGCATCCCATCCTCATCTAGCTTGACGTTAAAGCACTCACCATAACTAGTAGAGTTCTCCATTATATCAAGTAATTTTTGATTAGGACCACCTTGGTCTTCTATAATATTTATTAGGTCAAATATATTTATCATTACTTACTCCTTTTAATTCCAATCATCATTTAAAAAACGATTAAATGTTTCCACAGCATATTCATATAACTCTTGGTCAGTAAATATTTTATTCGGTATATAATACACTCCAGCATTTTGATAAGCCCCGCTAGTTTCGTGAAAAGTATTAACGCCGTCGTTCCAGAAATTAAGGTAATCACCAGTACCGTTTTTACGCAATGGTTCGGGGTAAGGTAAGCTTAACTGATGCCTGTGGTCATCATTTTCTTCTTTAATTAAATCCCAATTATAAGGTAACTCATCCCAAGGAAATTTAGTTACCCACTCGTCAAATGTTCCATACTTCATAATTTATACTCCTTTTAATTAATATAAATATATTATAAGCGTGATCAATATAGATGGGGGCGACGGTCAAAAAGTCACGGTGTAGTGGTTAGGCTTATGAATAGTAAGTAGTGCCAACCTAACCACCTTTTTAATTAACTCCGTCACCGTGAAAAGAGTTGGAAACAAGGCACTCCTATTTTTCTCTTTCTTTTATTATAAGCTGTTCGTACATATCAACTTCTTTATCTCTGCGTTCTCGTATGCGTTCTATTTTTTCTTCAGCTTTTTGATTTGTAGCGTCAATACACTTTAAATAAAAACCTACTTTTTCAGGGTTGTATTTTTCTTTACTCATATTAATACCATACCGACATGACCGCTTTACGCTCTGCTGCCACACGGAGCAGAGTCTCAAGGTCTTGAACCTCTTTATAGTTATATTCAGCGTAGCCGTCTTTAGTAGTATAGATTATTGTCTCGTCGGTTAATTCTATACCCTCGTCATTAGCTGTATCTACCGTAGCTTGTATTAAGTCACCTAATAAATCAGCTTGTTCTTTTAAGGTGTCGCTGTAGATGTAGGGGTCCTCGTCGCTTTGGTCAATATACCAAGTATGCTCACCGTTACTTAGTTCAAAGATTAAGGGGTTATAGAACTTACCCCTAAATGAGCCGTCAACACCGTAGCCACTAAACATACCGCCCATTAAATTAATATCTTTGATACGGTCATCGTCCTCGTGTGTGAACTTTTTTTCACGGTCATTATTGTGTACAATATAACAATCTAATCCCATTATTTTATCCTCCTCCACCATATTACGGCGATAAAAAGGAGCAGGGAAAATGCTCCTATTAGTTGTATTATTAAATTATCTATCATTTAATTCCTTTAGCCTAGCGTCTCTTTTATCAGCTCGGCGTATAGCCTCTAATCTAGCTGGTATAACTTTAGTAGCGTTACAAATATCGCAACACCTACCCTCAGCTAACGGCTCGGCGTTATGCCCTTGATTCCAGTAAGCTTTACCTGTGTCTGGGTCACGGTGTATATCAATGTCTCTAGGACAAAGGTCACAGTTTAATACTTCTTCATAATTCATAATTTTCTCCTATAAAATTAAAACCTAGTATCATAATAGGTAGGGTCGTAAAGCATGTAAAGGTTAGTCCTTAACATAATAACCATCTTTAAGAGTACCTGTACGGTCTTTTATTTCGTTATGGGCTACCTCTAAACAATGGGTAGCACTCAAACCGTGTTGATGTGCCATAAGTATTAACACCACCATACAATCACCAATAGCGTCAGCTATTTCCCAAAGGTCTTGCTTACTTATACCGTTAGCCAGTTCACCCACCTCCTCGGTAAGTTTAATCATTTGACTACTTTTAGCTTGTATATCTGTAGGGTCAACGGGCAGTAGTCCTCGGCTGTAACCCCAATCAACTATGTTAGTGATTGGGATCCAGTTATCTTCGCGTATGTCTTTTATACCCATTTTACAAACTCAAACTTAGGCTCAACGCCCTCAAAGTCTTCTGACATAAACCTAGTAGTCTTACTAAGTTCTTCAGCGTAGTGGGGATCAACGCTACAGCTTTCGCCGTCTTCGTCATAACCCAGTATTAATAGCTTACCCGCCAAGGGTTGAGGGTACTCAGCTAGTTTACAGTATCTAGTATCGTTACGGAATAAACCCTCGTCATCTACTATAGCCATGTGTTTATCATTTAAAGTAATAATATCAATAGTGCTACAGTCTATAACTGCTTTACTGCTACCTAATATAGAGCCGAACTCATCTACGGCTAAATCAACTATACTAGTGCTCTGGTCAAACGGGTCAACCATAAAGGCTTTATAAGTTTTATCACTCATCGTTAGCCCCCCTTTTTTCCATCCAAGCTGAGGTAATATCTATAGACTCACGTCTACCCATCTCAGGGAATATTTCCCTTAACTTAGCTGGGGCACCAAACATATTCATGCCGTGCCTCATAGTGTCGAGTAAATCAAAATAAGGTTGATACTCGTGCTCATTATTATTAGTATTAGTTTGTGTCATATTTTTCTCCTATAAAATTAACTAACTATTAAATAATAAAAAGGGTGGCTTATGATGTAAAGCCACCTCTAAAAAGATATTTGAGATTGTTAATAGCTTTTTTGTCAAGATGCCTAAGGTGTTTAGGTATATCTTCATTAGTAGGGTTATCTGGTATTCTTTCACCAGTGTCCTCATTTTCTAACACGCTCTCTAATACGCCGTCTTTATTAATCTTAAAACTGTTACGAATATCTTCAGTCATACTTTACTCCTGTCTATCCACCTGTAACGTGGGGTTATATCGGGGAACTTCTTAAAAGTTTTAATAAGGTCGTGTTGTTTTTTAATACTGAACTTACTAAAGTCTTCTAAAAAATCTAAATCTGGTTCTATGTTATTAGCTCTTAATAAAGCTAATGT